AAATTGCTTGGCTAAATCAAAATATTTTTTTTTTTGACGATTTGCATTGACATCTATATTTTCTAATTTTCTTATATCATAAAACATAGTTACAATAGTTGGATAATTATTCATTACTTATAATTTGCAATCTTACATATTTACAATATAAATTTTTATGTAATTTTATTAATATTAAATATATTTTTCCATTTTAATAAATTATTTTCATTATTATTAATCATGAATTTCTTAATTGTTTCCTTTTTTTGTATTAAATAATCATGTGTGATATTTGTTGACTTTGACTCAAGATCACTCCAACTATCAAAATATTCAAATAAACAAGTATTTTCATCAATATACCATTCAGACAAATCTATACTTTCCTCTAAAAACTGAGGACGATCTTTTTCTTCCCAGTAATACCATGATTCTGTAGCGATTAATTCTTTTATAAATTTTTTTGATGGTATAAAATAAATTATATAATATCCCAAATTTTCCCATAATGATTGTATATTCACTTGATATGGTAAGTGTATGAATCCTATGTATTCACAAATTTCTTCAGAATCTTTGTATCTATTATAATTTTCACCAAATATTAAGTAATCAATATTATGGGTTTTCAAAATGTCTTCATAGTTGTTTATTGTAGTTCCCCTATTATAAATAAAAAATTTATTTTTACTTAGTAAATGAATCTTATCACATAAGTATGGTGTTAAATTAATACATTTTTCATATAAAAAACTAATATCGTGGCATTTTGCGTAATATTGATCATAGTTGTTATCCGCACAAAATATTACTCTATCACTATAATGTTTTGACACATCTGAATATAATTTCAAATAATCATGATCTTTGTCTCCAAAAAAACCCCAGTCAAAACGATTTGTAACATAAATAATAATAAAAAAATCATGTTGATCTATATTTTGTAAAAAGGGTCTTGCTAACATTGTTGTGTCTGTAAACAATAAACATTTATAACTATTTATATTTGTTTCATTTTTATAATATCTCCAAATTTCATCAGCGTCTTGCATGTTAATAAAAAAACCAGTGTATACACAACTCTCAGTTACAAGTTGGCTACCCATATTTAAATAATTAAAAACGTTTTCTATGTTTTTGCGCGTTCCTATATGAGATGTTAAATGTAATGTTTTCATAAAGAAAATAAATATTAATTTACATTATATTGATATTTATTTTTTAAACTATTACTATTAATATTGTTTACTATAAAAAATTATTATATTTCGTAATAAAATAATAAAATTTATAATTTATAATTTATTACTATAATCAGTGAATGATTAGCAGCTATATTAATAAATTAATAGAAAATTTACCACTTGAAATTAAACAAAATCAGGTAAATAAAACACCGATGAAGGTTGATTTAATATTAGATGGTGGTTTGTTTAATGGTAGTTACTTAGTAGGGGCATTGTATTTTATAAAAGAAATGGAGGCGCGAAAATATATAAAAGTGGAACGAATATCCGGTTGTAGCATCGGTTCCATAGTAGGGTTTCTCTATTTCATTGATGCTTTAGATGAACTGCCGTCTTTATATGAGGCGTTATTGATTGATTTTAAAAACCAAAACAATTTCAGTTTGATTAAAAATTTGAAACAAAAGTTGGTTCATCGTATTCCAAATAATATTTGTGAGAAAGTATTTAAAAGGCTTTATATTTCTTTTAATAATGTCAAAAGTGGGAAGAAAATAGTGAAAAAAACATACCGAGATGTAGATGAAATATTTGACTCTATTATTAAATCGTCATATATTCCTTTTGTAATAGATGGAAATTTGGTTTATCAAAATAAATACATGGATGGTTTGAACCCATATATTTTTAACTGTAAAAACAACAAGCCAACTACACGAAAGATTATATTCATGGATTTACTTGGGTTTGATAAAATTGGGTATACACTAAACGTAAAAAATGAGAAAACGAATTTCCATAGAATTCTCTCTGGGATGTTAGATATACATAATTTTTTCATTAAGGATGGTTCGCAAACCCAAATGTGTAGTTACGTTAACCATTGGTCACTGTATAATTACTTTTTAATGAGTATACGATACTTGATAGAAAAAATTATCATCTATAAAGTATATTTTTTGAATGCGATTAACATAAATTTACCCAACAAATTTAAACAAGGAATAATTTATAAATTGATGAGTAAAATGGGGAGTGAGATTTTGGGTCTGGTTATCCACAGCAACTTTTAGAATCCACCTTTCAAAAAGGTGGAGCCAAACAATGTTTGAAAAAAGTTACATTTATTTCTTATAAGGGTCATTTTTCAAGTTAAATCCAAAATTAAATAGCTTTTTGGATTTTCGTGATGATTTCTTCTTTTGCGTCTTATTTTTCTTTGTTTTTGTTATCTTCTTTGTCTTTAATTTCTTTGTTATTTTTTTTTGTTTGTCTTTACTTTCCACAATTATCTCTGTTTTTTTTTTCATAGTTTCTGGTTTGTAATTCAAAAACCATTCTTCATAATCCCGTGTTCCCTTTTTTGTCTGAAGTTCTTTAAACTTTTTTGCCTTTTGGGCGCGCATTTCTTCAATAGATTCTTGATGACCATAACAAATAATACTGAATCTTTTTAGCAGTCCTTTCTGTTGTAATCTATTTTTTTGTTGTACATCAAAAAGAAATTTTGACATACATAAAATTCTCTCTGAAAATTCATTGTAATAATCACGATTTGTGTACAAAAATGATAAATAAAAGCTCAACATAGTGTCTATTGTTGCTATTTTAACTTTTTGGCCATGAATTTTAAGAATATTGTAACTATGACATGCAATAGGTTTATAAATAAACGCAATAGTATCATTCTCTATTCGGACTTCATAATGTTCTGGAATAATTTCACCAATTGGGTTATGATAAAGTATTTTTGCCTTATTAATGCCGACGTCTTTCAATCTTTCTACGACTATTTCAGCAGTTGTCTTTGGCTCATGAGATATTACATCAAAATCAGCAATCTTTTCTAATTTTTTTTGTAAATGTTTTGGCATATACTGTGCATAGAGAGAAATTGCATAACCACCAAAGAAAACAACTCCTTGATTTACTAATGTATTTTTCACATTTTCATAAATTTCATCTTCGTTTGTTTTATCCTCCATTTCTCTCTGAAAATCCATATCATTACAATTTATGGATGTGAGTGGATAGTTTTTGTTTAATAATGCTAAACGTTTTAGAACTTTTTCCCATCTTGATATGTCTCCAGCAGGTCTAGAAAGTTCTAAATACATTGACATTCTCAAAAAATTAGGAGGCGCATATAATATTCCAGACACTCTAACAGAATCTTTTTTAAGTGCAGCGTATATTTCTTTTGGAAGTTGCGTTAAATCAGCTACTGGAATAAAATTGACAAACACTTTGTATGTTCCATGATGTTGTCCTGATTTTGCTTCAACGTCAGTGTATCCATTTTTATAATACAAATCTGCTAATTCTTTAGCATCGCCTAAAGCGTCAGGTGTAAAAAAATCATAATCCGGTATTTCAACATCTTTATTGTAAAATTGGTCTTCTAAAGGTAATATATTATTGATAGCCGTGCCTCCATAACAAATTAAATTTTTGACTTTGATAAAATCTTCTACAATAACTATCATTTTTTTGATTTCTTCTGAATTAACAATGCGCTTGGCTATTTTTTCTTCCGCATTATCAACTGCCATACGCAAAATTGCTAATTCACAATCCTGAAAAGTCAAACCCTTGCATATAGATTTTTCAGGATTTTTAATGTTTTTCATATTTATTTAATTTATCTTATAATAACTTGATAAATTAAAAAAGTAATATAATTGTAAATTTTAGAAAAAATAATAATTAATAATAATAATTGATTATTATATAATGAAGATTACTTTTAATTCAAAAAAAATTTTAAAATTTTTGTTCGTTATTCTTCTTATTTGGGGTTGTATTAGTTGTTTAATGACACCAAATGTAGTTGAGGGGATGAAAAGAGTAAAAAAAACCGCAGAACAAGAAGCCGCCTTCCAGGCGAATCGGAGTGCTTTGATTGCTGCCGGCAATCAACAGTACTTTCAGGGGAACGCCAAGTTAGCAGCCGCTGCGGCAGCAAACGATGCGGCTGCATCTGCGATAAACGCTGCATCTGCTGTAAAAATACCTAGCAATACTATTCAGACTCAATTAGCGAACCAATTTAAATGGTAATAACCACTATCCAACAAGTATATAGCCAAGATTTACACCAAAAAAATATACAAATAATTATTTATAAAATAATTTATAAATAATCGGCGTTTGAAATGTTACACCTTTTCTCATTTAAAATGCCCACTAAGAAAAGGTGTAAAAGGTGTAAAATCAAATTTATTGTAAAACATTTCTAATTTTAATATGCGCAAAACATTTTGGCTCCACTTTTTCTAAAGGTGGATAAGTTCACGCATTTCCCGTTGTTGTTCCATATTTTTCATTGGATGAAATACGTCATATTTATTCAAATCTGACAATTGCCATTCACATCTCCAATGAATTTGGTTGAATTCATCTACTAATTCAACTTTCAGATTATTATAATATGCAATGCTTGGAAGTAACGCTTCAATAAACACAAGTTTTTTAGTTATTTTAATATAGTCATTTAATTTTTCCAAAAATGTTTTAGATAAGCGAATAGCACAAATAGGTGAATGAAAATAAGGACCTGGAAAATGAATTTGAATTGCAGGCCAAAACCAATTCCATTCTCCCTCTTTAGGTTGAGGGTTTTTATCTTTGCATAGAAAATCCGTGTCACTATTATGTTTCATATCTATTTGTAAAAGTGTTTCTTCATTATAAAAAAAAACGTCGTCTTCAAAAAACCATATTTGTTCATAAGATGTATTCATATTTGTAAAATAACACAATGCCCTATCCCACGCAATTATTTCATTGAATACAAGTGAAGATGTTGGCATATAACTTGAATGTATGTAACCATATTGTCTAGAGTCATCATCTGTTATTTTAATGATTTGAATATGTGGATATATTTGTTTGTAATTCTCATAATCCATTGTTAAATCGTCTACTACAATATAAATATCGTAGTTTTCAAACTTATTTAAAAAATCCATCCATATTTTGTTTGGACGGATAGTAACCAAACAAACCGCTGTTTTCATTTCTATACTTGAATATTTGAATGTGAAATTTTTAAGTTATTTAATAATAATTCTAATAATTATTATTAAATTACACTTCAAATTGAAGACCATTTTGGCTCCATCTTTTCCACCTTTCAAAAAGGCGGAACCAAACCTACCGCTTATATTCTTTAAAATTGTAATCCCAACAGTTTGCAGTTTGGTTCCACCTTTTCTAAAGGTGGAAAAAGGTGGAAAGGGTGGATTTTATACAAAGGGTGGTCCGTGAAACCACAAAACCAATGATTTTCTGGTTCCCTTTGTTACATTGTTTACTCTGTGAAGTATATACGATGGAAAAAAAATAACGGTACCTTTTTCTTTTGGCGCTTTAGTTATAGAACGTCCCATCATAAATTCTAAATCACCACCTTCGTATTCTGTTGGTTCAGTTAATTGAACACTGACACTTATTTTTCTTGTACTCATACTATTACTACCATTATCCACATGCCAATCATAAAACCCATTTTTTCCATTCTCTGAAATATCACTGTATTCAGCAAATTGCAAACTGTCTACTAGATCTGTAATAGTAAAATTCCACATATTTTTATTTGCGATTTTTAATAAATTTACTAATTTTTCATAGATAAATTTTGTTTCTTCATTTAAGTGCAACCAAATTATTTTAGAGTTTCTGTAACTCTGATCTACGTGTGTAGTTACTGTTCCATCAGTTGCTTTGTATTTTTTAGTTATTTCTATTATTTTTTCTATTTCTTCATTTGTAAAATTTTTATCAAAAAAATAATAATTTAATATATTATTATTTTCGTTCAATAAATTGATTATTTTCATTTTTTATATTTATCTTTTCAAAACAATATAATTTTATATTGTTTTCAAATAATTATTTAAGAGATCTGGTGGACTACATTCCAACTACTCGCATCTAGTTCAATTTTTGTAGTATTTTCAGGCAATTTTTCTGTTTCCACCAATTTTTTTGATTTATCGTATAATATTGCATAGTCATCGCAACTTTTATATAGTAACTTGAAATATTGAATCAATTCATCTTCGCTACAATCTGTCATACTATAACATTTCATTTCGGAAAAATTATGTTCATCCAATATGTTGCATAATTTCTCACTGTCTTCTTTATTGTCTAATAAAATAAAATCATTATTTTTATCTTCATATAAAATTGTGAGTTGCTCTAACTTATTGTAAAAAGTATCCAATCCTAATATACAATATTGTTTTTTATAATCCAAATTGATAAGACTATTGCAATATTTATGGTCAAAATTTTTTCGCTTCCATAATTGGCTGTTGTTATGTCTATATTTTTCATCTTCATATGCATTATGTGATTTCATGTATTCATCTATTTTGTAATGTTCGTAACAGTGCCAATTTAAATTCCATATAATTCTGTTTATTTCCGAATTGCGTATTAATGAAAAATTATTATTATTATTATTCATGTATTGAATATAACCGAGTTTATGAATTCTGGCCATTTTTGTATTTACAGCACTTCTAATTAATACTTCATAATCATCCAAAATTGGCAAATATTCGCAAAAATTTCCTATATCCATCAATGTTTTTCTCCGCCATATTCTTGGATGATTAGGCACGCCCACAATATGGTTCAATGAAATATTATTAATGTTAGGTGTCATTGAGACAAATACCCATTTATTCCTTATTTTTTGTCTATAATATCCGGAATATCCTAGCGCAAAAAAATTGCCGTAATTAAAATTATTTCCATTTTCATACATATTTGTAAAATCCATATAAACAAAACCTACGTCATTATCATTATCAAAAACGTGCGCAGCGTCTGATAAAACGTAAGGCAAAATTTCGTCGTCGTGGTCCATTTCTAACACATATTTACCGCGACATAATGAAATCGCTTCATTTTTAACATTTCCTATGTTACCGTTATTTTCACTGCGTTTATACAAACGAACACGTTTGTCATGTTTAAAATTATCTTTCAAAAATACAAAATGTTTGTCATCCGGCGAATCATCTAATATTACCCATTCCCAATCGCTTAATGTTTGTATTTTAATGCTATCATAAGCTCTTATTATTTTATCATAAGAGTTGTAACATGTGGTAAATAATGAAAAAACTGGACGTTTATCAACGTCGTTTGCAATAACACATGAATTTAAATAACAATAATTAACACCATTATTAAATGTGTTAAGATTACTTTCATCCAAATGTTTAAAATGTAACCATCTTTTTCTCATTCTATCTACAATAATGTCATTTACATCTTTATGGTAAATTGTTTCATCTTCACCAAATGTAATTAACAAATGATAACTTGAATCATACATCTTGTTTAATTCTTCTTTTTTGTTTACAATAAAAACTGAACACAATAATTTATCTTTATTTGAATCTAAAAAAGCATCAATATATGAATATTTGTCGTATCTGAAAAATAAAATATAAGGGTATTTCATTATTCTTATTATGCGTTTAACTTTTAAATTATATTCGCATTAATTAACAAATTTAATGCGATTTTTATTGCAATTAAAAATAAAATAATCTCTAGATAATTTATAATGGATTTCTTTTCAGGCAAAACCAAAAAGACAAGAACTAGAAGAAGCACAAAAGGCACAAAATCAAAGACACGTCCTGGAAGATTGAACTTTACTACAAAAAGGGGTAGTAAGGTTTATCACAGAAAGGGACATTACGTTAAGAAAAGTCACAAACCTTATGGATCTTTCAAGGGAACCAAATCTAAGACTCGCAGAGGAAGATTAAATTACACCACTAAAAAAAGCAGTAAGGTCTTTCATCGTAAAGGGCATTATGTAAGAAAAAGTAGAAGACCTTTTTCCACCTTTAGAAAAGGTGGAGCCAAATAACCTTGCCTTTTTTCCACCTTTTTGAAAGGTGGAGCCAAACAATTTGCCTTTTTTCCACCTTTTTGAAAGGTGGAGCCAAACAATTTGCCTTTTTTCTAAAAGTAAAGTAGAATCAAAACATCAACTATTCTCAGAGGTTGATGTTTTGTAAAAGATTTGAAGGTTTTGCTCCACTTTTCTTTTTTGAAAAAGGTAAACTCAAAAATTTACCTTTTAGAAAAAAGGCAAACCTAAAAAACCAAGGATTTTGCGCAACTTTTTGAAAAAGTTGTTTGGCTCCACCTTTTTTAAAGGTGGAAAAGGTGGAATTAGTAGTTAAAATTATAATAATTCGTGCTAGCATTTCTTGTTTGATAAGAGTATGCTGGATTTTGTGGTGTAGGTGTAGGAATAGTAACTTGTTTATAACGTAGATTTTCTGGTTTTAATACAAAAGCGTATCCACCATCATCAAAGAATATAGCATTTTCTTTTAAAAAATTATCTACATATTGATAACGCATTGCAACCATTTGACATCCTGCGGCTCTACATAACATTCCACTTGGATTGGTTGGATTTACACCAACGTCCGGGTAAACAATCGTCATACATCTTTGATTAAATTGCTCTAGTTCATTAATATCGGGAGTGTTCTTAACATCATAATATGATAAAGCCCTCATAAACACCGAATTACTCGTCATATTGACGTATTCCATAAATTCCTTGTTTTCCAAATAAGAATTGTTTGATTTGTCTACTATCAAAATAATTTTATTCATGAAAGACGTTAAGGGTTCTGCACCAATGTTTTTACCGCGATTTTCATAACTATAATTTTTACCTAACATGATACTATCATATGATTTGAATATCCTTGCTAAATTATTATACATTGCTGACTCATTACTTTTAATTCTTAAATGAATAATTAAAGGATCCGTTGGGTTTGGAACAGTTCCACCTGAAAAAGCATAATTACTTATTGTTTTCATTACTTCACTGAAGTTAACACTATTAAATGTCTCTTTCACATAATAATTTTTAGAATTAGAACTACTACTAGAAACAACTGGAATATTATTAACATTGTATATTTCAAAATCTAAACAACGAACTCCTTGTTTTAGGATACTTTTCAAAATACAAATATCCACATAATCATTTTGATAACTTCCTCCACTACAAGCATTAAAAGCTGTTTTAATGTAATAATCATATAAATTACCATTACAAACACTTTGAGTTTTTGATATAGGTTTAATATTTCCGTTTATGGATGGATACAACATATTTAAATAATTACATTCTTTGGATTCTAGAGTTGTTAAATAAATCATATAAGAGACATAACTAATTACAATAATTAATATAAGTGCTAAAATAAAATAAGAAACAAAATCTTCG